GGTTCTCGGACACGGTTCCAGGGGGCGGTCCGGCGGTGTACCGCTATCGCTGGGAGATCCGCGAAGGCGAGTTCATCGAGTGCCGGTCGTTCTGGGATGTGCGGCTCGTGCGCGCTCAGGCGGCCTATTTGTGGCAGAGCGCGATCGCGTGAACGCTGGCTGTGTAAATTCTGATTGACAAAGGAGCGGGCATGGCTCGCAAACCGACAGACGCAACTGAGGAAAATCACGCGGCTTTCTCGCCTGCAAACGGTGAAGCCCCGGCAATTGTGACGGAGCCCGCGCGCTGGCGCTACCGCGTCCTGAAGCCCATCCATCTGGCCCACGGCACGAAGGGCAAGATCGGCGTGGACGTTTCGGGAAACCGGCAAGTGCTGGCTGGCGGGATTGACGACGAAACGTGCTACTGGCCGCACGAGACGGTGGTGGACGGCAAGATGATTCCGACAACGTTCGAGATGATTCCGGGCTGCATCAACAAGATGGTTCCTTCTGGCGGGCACGGCGGGCTGATTCCGGTGGACCTGAGCGGCGAGATCCGGCTCACGGCTGAAGAGGTCATGGGACTCCGGCACGGGCAGGTCGAGCCCATCGACGCCGACGCCCCGCCGGTGCCGAGCGGGCTGATCGACATCATCGACCAGGAGCAGTTGGCGATGGCGCGCGGGAACCTGGAAGGCCCGGACGACCCGCGCGAGGCCATACGGCAATTGGCGGAACGGCAGGCCGGTCAGGAAGAGCGGATGCGTGCGATGGAGCAGCATATCCGGGTCGGATAGTTGGACTTTCAGGAGGGCTTGAGCGATGGCGATAGCGATCACGGCGAATTACTACAAGCTGGGCCGAAGCCAGGACGGGGTGCCGCTGGCGGTGGCGATCCTGACAATCACCGGATTGACGGCCAATGCCGACAATGCCGTGAGCGTGACGAGTGACGGAACGAGTGCGGGCACGCCGCTGCTGGGAGCGTCGGCGAAGCTCGTGGACGTGCCGAAATACGTCGCGGCAGCCACGGGCGGATGGTACGAGAGTGCCGCGCCGAGCCTTAATGCGGCCGCTGTTCCGAACATCGTCTTGAACATCCACGTGGATGCCGGAGGTCCGACGGCATTCCGTGTCGGTCTGATGTACGGCGACTAGGCGGAGCTGAGGATGGGTTTCTGCGTGCTCGCGGATGTCACGGCGCGGGTTCCCCGCTTCACGGTGGACTTGCCGAACAACCCCAGCACGGCGCAGATCGGGCAGTGGATCGACAACCGCGCCAGCGAAATCTACGCTCGGCTGCTCAATCGCGGCATCGATCCCGGCTGGGACGGCTCGAAGCTGAACAGCATGGGGCTGACCGCCGACCAGATCGCCGCAGGCACCGCCTGGCTGCGCGAGGCCAACATCAAGGGGGCGCTGGCCGACGTGCTCAATGCGCTGCAATCGAGCATCACGCTCCAGGCTGGCGAGGTGAGCGAGGCGTCGCGGGCCATGCGCGAGTACCAGCAGCTCTTGACGGAGATCGCGCGCGGCTTCTACGACGCGCTATTCGGCAACGCGTCGCGGCTCCAAGGATACGCGGGAGGCGACACGCTCGTCGGCGCAACGCCTTCGGGCCTGGGCTTGAACGTGGCTTTCGGGAAGGCGAACAACTACTGAGATGGCGATTCTGGAATTCAAAATCGCGTGGGCATATAAAGGCGAGCACGATGTCGAGCCCAAACGGGGCACCTACATGATCTGGCACGAGAGATTCAAACGGCAGATGTCGGACTGGACGAAAGCCTGGCGGCGGCTGATTTCCGAAGTCCTCATGCCGTTCGTCGTGAGGCAATTCGGGAGTCAGGGCGGCGAGGGCCGCAGGCAGTGGGCGGAACTGGCCCCGACAACACTGAGGCGGAGACTCTATCCCGGCAAGCCCATCCTCCAGCAGACGGGAATGCTGCAGATGTCGTTCATCGGAGGCCCCGACCATATCGAGGAAATCGATGCCAAGCGCATGAAGTGGGGAAGCCAGTCCCCCTACGCGCTCTTCCACCAAACAGGAACGGGAATCAAGCGTGGAGATCCAACGCCGCGCGGCTATGAGTTCAAGGAATCGCTTCGTGGTGGTGTGGTCACAAAACGCCTCCGGTATGGCGCGATCCATGCCGGCGGGCATTGGGAGCCGACGGAAAAGGGTCGCGGGATGCCGCAGCGGCCGATCCTTGACCTGTACTGGGCAGAAACAAAGGAGTCGCGCAGGACGTCGTGGAACCACAGGATGATGACGATCGTGCGTCACGAGCTGCGCGAGGCAGCCAGGTGGGCGGGGTTCGCCCTGATGGGACCCGAGGAACGCGAGATGGCGGGTGCCGGTGCCACGGCGTTGGACATCGGCGACATCGCGATGCGGAATGTGTAGGATAGGAAATGCCGTGGGCATCGTACTACAGCGCGCAGTTCGTCAAGCCTCTCGTTCGCCAGCTCGCGGCGATAATCTACCGCGATCAGGCAGACGCTCTGGCGTCGGTCGGGCTGGCCGAGGCCAAGCATCACTTTCAGGAGTTCCAGATCGCGCTGGCGCCGATCCGCAACTGGCCCTGCGTGCTGATAGCCCCGGCCTCGGACGTGTTCGATGCTGGCTCCGATTTGACCCGCAAGCAGATGGTCGCGCTGTTCGTTGCGGCGGGCGTCACCCACTCCGATCCGAATCTGCTCGCCGAGCTTGCCGAGGACTACGCGCTGGCTTTGGACAGGATCGTGAACAGCGTGGCCTTGGCGGATTTCTATGCGCCTTTGCAGTTGCCGCCGATAAGCGGCTTTCCGTCGCCCGCCCCGACCGTGCAGATGGACGGATCGATAACAAATGTGACGAGACTTTTCGTCGCCTCGATAGATTACGACGAGCTGCGGCGGGCGCGCTCCTCGCTTCTGGCGATGTTGGTGACGCTGGTCGTGACGGTCGAGATGGAAGAGGGAAATCCGTTGGTGACGACAAAGTGAGGCTTTGATGGCGCAAATATCGAATGCGAACCTCATCACGATTTTGGACCGCATGGGGCGCTGGGGCGGCGAGGCGGGGGGCATTCCGCTGGCTTCGGCGGTGGCCACCGGGGGCGTGTATGCCGCGACCAGCCCGAACGCCGGAATCGCCGTGGCGGACACCGACGTGCTCGCGGCGCTTCAAACTCTGGTCGGCGGATTCACGGACGTTCATCAGCAGGAGGATTTCATCCCGCCCGTGGTAGCTCTGAATGACGGACAGCCTGCGCTGGGAAGCCTCGGCTACAATTTCTGGGCCGCGCTGAGGCAGGCGCTCGACATTCACGGGCTGCGGTACAATTCTCTGGCGACGGGCGATCTCTCGGGCCTGGACGCGATGCTGCGCGTTCTGAACGCCACCACGCCCACCGTAAGAGCGCACGGGCTGTTCAATCAGTACTTCGGCAATCTCTCGCCGGGGAACGTCTTCGTGCCGACGCCCTTCACGCTGGCGACGCTCGCCGTGACTGGGGCGACTAGCGCGACGTTCACGCACGTTGCGGCACTCGATTTGACTTTGTACGGCAGAGGCAAGATCGCGGTTCTAAACACGAAAACCGAGGGACTAACAAGCACCGTCCTGACCATGACCTGCACGAAGTCGGGCGTGGCGACCAGCGTGGTCTTCACGGTGAATGTGACCACGAACAACTATCTGACAGCGGGAGACGACGCGACGCTGACTTTCAGCGATTGCACGGCGCTGGTCAGCATCTCGGGAGGCTTCACGGGTGACACCTTCAGTTTGGTGATCTTGCCCGATAGGGCAATCTCAGCGGCCTGAGTTTGAGGAAGCAGGATGGCAGCGAGGAGAAAAGCGACGATGGGCGAAACCGTGGCGGGCAAAGTGAGGCTCAAGCTTCTGCCCGGAAGCCGCTGGATCAGCTCGCCCGTTGACGGCGTGCGAGTGGAATATCGGGACGGCGATCTGATCGAAGCGGAACTCGACGCCGAGCAGAAACCCGTGGAGGAGAATCTGCGCGGGCTGGTCGAACTCGGCTTCGCGGTGATCGAAGGGTAGGTGACCATGCCTTATCTCATAACGCCAAGCGAAGTCCACGTAGGGCCGGGATTCCTGTGGGTGGATGTGACGGTTCCGGCAGTCGGAAGCCTGCTCCTCGTGGATGCGGACGGCATCCCGCAGGGTGGGTCGCCGCTCGGCATGGGGCCGGGCGACGGTCATGCGACATTCCACGCCTCGGCCAAGGAAGAGCTGATCCTGGCCGACCAGGTGACGGCACCCATCGACAAGGTGATGACGGCGGAGACCGCCTTCATCGAATTCAGCCTCAAGTCCTCGGCGTTCTCGAAGCTGATAAAGTTCCTGGGCCACGCCACGTACTCGACGGGGACCGACGCGGGGCTTCCTGTGGGCGCGCAGCAATATGAGAAACTGACGTTCGGCGGGCTCGTCGCCTATCCGAGCCATTCCGTCGCGGTCATCTCCCCCATCCGGGGCTATTCCGCTCCGGGAAAGTACGAGGTTGCGGTGCTGTACAGCACGAAGGGTGTGTCACTCCTGGAGCGGCAGTACACGCGCACGAAAGAAGTCATCGTAAAGGGCCGGTTCGACGGCTTGGCGGTCACGACCAGAACGGTCGGTGATCAGGTTGGCGCCTCCTACAGACAATTGTAGCGCGCAACTGACGATCCTTTGAGATTGCAAGACGGAGGAAAAAACATGTTGAAGAAACTCGGATTTCTGGCGACGGCGCTGCTGTTCGCGGTCTCGCTGTTCGCGCAGGTGAGTTACAAAGCCTATCTGGGCGGCTTGGCCGCGCCACGCATGACGGGCGTCGGCAGCGCGACATTGACGTACACGGCGGGCAGCGTCTATGACGCTGGGCACGCCAACTCCATTGCCGCAGGAACGCTCACGACCCTGGGCGCGTCCAAGACGGACTGCTCGACGGCGAGCATCGTCGCCGGGACGGACGCCTGCGCGTACATCTACTGGCCCGGCTCGGGCACGGCGCTGGCGAAGAGCAACGCCTACGGCACGGCTGCGGCTGCGGGCAACGTCGTGGTGGCTTTGGTCACCACGGACGGCAGCAGTCTGATCACGGCCATCTTCCCGGCCTCGCTCGCTCTGCCCAACGCGATTCCCCGGAACCCGGAATTCGTGACGGCCACGGTGGCGACGGGCTCATCGGTCTCGTTGACCACAAATACGACTGCGAACGTGACCAGCATCAGCCTGGGAGCCGGTGACTGGGACGTTTCGGGTGTGGTCGATTACACCCCGGCAGCCACGACCAGCATCACCAACATGACGCAGGGAATCAGCACCACTTCGGCAACCCTCGGGGCGCAAGACACTTTCTCCAGCCTGACGTTGGCGGCCGAAGTGCCCACTGCTACGCCCGAATCGGCGCTGACCACCCCGGTGGTGCGGCTAAGCCTCACTACGACCACCACGGTCTATTTGGTGACAAAAGCGACTTTCACGGTCAGCACCTTGAAGGCTTACGGCACGATCAACGCGCGGCGGCAGAAGTAGCGGGGGGGCGATGCACTTCTCTGGCGAGGTCACGTTCGGGAACGTTGTCATTCTGTGCGTCATGATTTTCGGCTTCGGCGTCAGTTGGACGCGCATCGGGGCCGACATCAACTCGATCAAGGACTGGATACGATCGCACACGCGCGCGCATGAGCTGAAGAACGGCGAATTGGAGGACTTGAAAATCAGCTTCGCGCGGCACGAAGCCAGGCAGCAAGACCCGAAGTAGCGTTTCGGGCGAGTGAAAAGAAGCCAGACGGTCACGGCAGGGCGAGCGAGCGATCCTCGTGCTCCTGCCACCCTATTCGACGAGAGGCGGGGAAACCATCCCCGCCTTTCGCTTTTTCAGGAGGAAGACATGGAAGAGATTGTCGAGAAAACCGCCGGGAACGGCGCGGTGAGCGCCGAGGAATACATGCGCAAGCAGGCGGAGCAGTACGAGGTCAAGCTGCCTTCGGGCGTCGTGTTCCTCATTCGCAGGCCGAACCTGTTCTGGTACGGAGAGAACACCGGGTCCTTGCCCGCGCAACTGATCGAGCGCGCCCTCAACTGGAATCCGCTGGACACGGCTTCTCCCGCCCCGGTGCCGCGCACGCCGGAGGAAATGACGGCGTTCCACGCGCATCGCCGCAAGATGATCGAGGAGTGCGTCATCCAGCCGAAGATCCGCCGTCCGGCGAACAAGGAGGCGGGCGAGCTTGACCCAATAGACCTCGACGAGCGCGATGCGGAGTTCATCGTCAACTACCTGGCGGGCGTCATAGACCGCGACGGGAGGTCCGTTCGGCGAGAAGTTGCGGGAGTTCCTGTCGAGCCCTGACCTGATCCTGCTGGCGCAGGTCGGGCAGACGTTCGGGAAGCTCCCGAGCGAGATACTGGAGCGCGGCGCCCTGGCTTGGCAGATCGACGCGGCGGCTGCGATCCGGCTGAGGAACTGGGAGAACGAGCAAATAGAAAAGCAAGCAAGGACCGACGAGTAGAACAATGGCAGAAAATGCGATCTCCGTTGCTTTTGAAGCCACCGCCGACACGGCGAAGGCCGAAGGCCAGATGGCGAGCATGGGGGCGTCCATAGACGGAACCATGCAGCGGACGGCGGAGAGCGTGAATGCCACCGCCGTGCAGATGAGCAAGACCATCGCCGAGTCGCTCAAGCAGGCGGGCGCAACGGCGGAGGAAGCCGCTCTGGGCTACAAGAAACTCGGTCTCGGCGGCGAGCAGGCGGGCAGAGAGATCGCTGCGGCCTTCGGCACGGCAGTACCAGTAATTGACGGAGCCGCGGCGGCCACGGCGCGCACTGGCAATCAACTCCGCCAAGCCCAAGCCTCGGCGATGATCTTGGAGCGACAGTTCGGCATCCACATGCCACGCGCCATAAACGCCATGCTCGCCCGAAGCGAGCTGATCGGGCCGCTGCTTCAAGGCGCGTTCGCCATCGGCATCCTCATGCTCTTCGTCGAGCACATGGACAAGGTGATCGGCAAGATCCGAGAGGCTGGCGACTGGCTGGGCGGGTTCACGAAAATCTACAAAGACACGATGGCCGAGGCTGTGAAGTTCACGAAGGAGGCGGGAGAGAACATCCGGCAGGTCGCTGAAAAGACGGCAAAGGCCTTGTACGGTGACATCAGGGATCGTGAACTGCGTGCCAAGCGAGAGCGCGAATTCGTGATGATGGAAGTCAAGGCGGCCATAGATGCCAGTGACGCGCGGATCAAGGCGACAAACAAGGCGATTGAGGCGCAGGAAAGGCTTGTACGATCTCTCGAACAAACCAGGGATGCTGATGCTGGCGACATGGCTGCGCTGAGCATGGGCGCGCCCCTGCGCGAGAACCGGATCAACCAGCTTCGCCGGGCGCGCGAAGAGTCCCAGAAATTGGCGAATGAAGTGATTGCGCTCACGACGCAGCGGAACAAGGATGCGGCAGCGCTGCGCGATGTGGCGGATCAAGCTGAGAAGGCTGAGGATAAGAAAGCCAAGGCCGCCGAAAGCGCTGCGGCGCGGCGAATGAAGGCCGAGCGGGCAGCGCACGAGCACATCCTCAAGCTCATGCACGACAACATGGCTGCGGTGACAAAGCAGCAAGAGGATCTCGAAAAACTGCTCGCAAAAGGATTGCCAGCAGGAACTCTTGAGCAGATGCGCAAGCAGTTGCTGGCCATGATGGCCCCGATGCTGGCGGTCACGAACGCGACAAAGACCCTGACCGCCGCCGAGCGCGCGGCGTTGCCGTCATTGCACGAAATTCAGATCGTGAGGCAGAATCTCACCAAACTCTTTCCGCAGATGTCTGGCGAAGAGCTTCGCCAAAAAGCGCTGGAATTGGCCCACAGGCCAGTCATTCAAGGCCTGATCAACGATACCAGAAATCTTCGACAGGCCCGGCAGAAGCTACTCGAAACAACCTATCAAATGGCCACCGGCGAAAACTACGCCATCGGTATTTCCGAGCAGTGGCGTAGTGCAATCGAGGCGGAAATAGAAGCAATGAGACAGCACACTGTGGCGGGGGTTGAAGGCATCGCCGTGGGCGTGGCCGGGCTGATTGCCGGACGGAGAGCCCAGGCGGCTGTGGAGGGTGCATTTGATGCTGCAATGGCAATCCAGATGTGGGCCAGGTTTATAGGCTCATGGGGGACGGATGTGCCCGCAGGGCTGGCAGCGGCGAAATACACCATAGCGGCGGTGGAGATGTTCAAGATCGCTGGCGGTGCGGGAGGCGGCGGAGGCGGAGGCGGAGCGGCAGCTTATGCTGGAGCCGGCATGGGTGGATACGGCGGCGAGAGTCGAGCCTACATGGTTCCGCGCGGCGCGCCGGCGGCCGGAGCAGCGGGCGGGACGACCATCAACATCACGGTGCAGGGCGGGGTGGTGGGCGCGCGCGACCTGGCCCAGTTTGTCGGCCAGATCAGCCAGAACGTCCAGCGAGGCACCATCCGCCTGATCTCTTCGGCCACCCTGGCGACGCCGGTGACGAGAACATGATTCCACTGAGCACCAACTTCGCGAAGTTCAACGCCCTGAAGGACAAGCGCTGCGTCCACTTGCTGGAGATCGCGGGATACAGCCGGGTCTTCACCTCACAGACCACGAACATTCCGGGCCAGCAGCCCTGGATTCAGGAGATTTCCGGGGGAAGTTTGGACGCTGATTGTCTGAACGGCTCGGCCTCGCGGAGCGAGCTGACGGTCCGCGTGCTGGACAAGGACGGAACAATCAGCCGCGACCTCCAATCCATCATCTTCGAAGGCGTGGTGGCCACGCTCAAGACCGGCTTCCGGGAACTTCCGCAGAGCGACTTCGCCACCGTCGTCGTGATGAAGATGGACAAGGTGGAGGTGGCCGAGCGCGGCACGATTTACGATTTCGTCCTGCGCGACCTCGGCGTCGAGCTGAACAACGTCATCTACCGGACGGGCGACGACGGCTATCCGACTTCGCAGGACCACAAGCGCACCGTCGTGGGCAATCCGATGGACATCCTGGTGGACATCCTGGAGAACGAGATCGGCTATCCCGCCGGATGGTTGAACGCCACGGTCATAGCCGCCTACAAGACGAATCTCTTTCCCGGCCTGACGATGGAATTCAGCTTGGACAAGCCGCCGCAGGCCGACGAGTTCCTGAAAACGGAACTGTTCAAGCCCTTTTTCGGCTTCGGATTCTGGGACTATCTCGGGCGCTACACGCCGCACTTCCACGCGGCGCAGACGGCCCCGGTCATCGCCCTGGCGCTGACCGCGAACAACATCCGGTCGCCGCTGCCCGTGGAGACGGCGGGCGACTATTACAACGTCGTTTCCTACCGGCTGGATTATGACGGCAGCAACTTCAATTCTGGCATTGATTCACTGTACGCGCCGGGGGTGAACATCTACGGCCTGCCAGCGCAGGACATCATCCAGGCAAAGGGTTTGCGGTCGCCCTTGGGCGGGGCGCTGTATGCCCGCTTGGTAGCCTGGACACTCTTCCAGCGGTACGGTTTGCGACCGGGTATCCTGCAACCGGATGCGGACTGGGAAGCGATCAAACTCGAACCGGGCGATCTGGTGACGGTGACGCACGCGCAGATCAAAAACAAGCTTACCGGCGCGGAAAGCATGGCCGCCGAGATGTTCGAGGTCTACGGCGTTGCGCCCGACTGGCAGCGGGGCACGGTCAGCTTGAGCTTGCTCGACGTGAACTATCTTGCGCAGGGCCCGTACTTGATCGCGCTGGACGCGACTCCGGCGTGGACCAGCGCCTCGCCGACGGAGAAGGCAACGTATATGTTCATCGCCGACAACACAACAAAGCAGTATTCGGATGGGACGCCGGGACACCCACTTTTCCCATGAGCACGCAACGCAGCCTCTTCCAACTCGCTAACGTGGCCGGATACAACGACCTGCCGGATTCTCTGCTGGCGGCGGGGAAGATTGCCAACCAGCTTGCGCTCAGCGCCGTGCAATCCAACGCCGATTTCGCCTGCGTCGGCTTCGAGATCTTCTACTTCGAGGTTGCCGATGGTCAGGAGGTGCCGCTCGACAAATGCGTGTCGGCGGTTGATGGCTACAGCTACCGTCGGAGCGAACTGCTCTACCTCCCCGAGATCCGCACCACCGTTGATCCGGTGTCGGGCCTGCCCGCCGGTCCGGGCGGCTTCGTCTTGGGCAGCTACAGGCTGAACCAGAAGACGGGCAAAGCCTCCATCATGGAGGCCTACTACGTTCCGGGAGAAACCTGGACGAACACGAACCAGGGCACGCTGGGCGTTTGGGTCGTCGGGCAGCGCGGGCGCGGCCGACTCGGGATCGCGGGCTCGCCCAGCTTTGCCGCGATTGCCGATTCCCAATTCAACACCGACAACGCGCTGACTCAGGCGCGCATCCGCAACTTGAATGACAACGCGCGGGCGTCCGTGCCGAAAGTCGAGGCGTTCATCCTGAACGGCTCGGGAGCGGCCTTCTGGCAGCCCAACCACGCCTATTCGTCCGGCGACATCCGGCAGCCCAACTACGGGCACGAGGATGGCTGCTGGTATGAAGTCCTGATCGCGGGTACCAGCGGCGCGCTCGAACCCGAGTGGCCGGGCGAGAAGGGCGCGGTCATCCTGGAAGGCACGGTATTGTGGATTGCTGTCGGTTTCGGCGCGCAGCACGGGCAGACGATGGCCTATCCGGTCAGCCCGGTTGACGGCTACGCCTATTCCGCGAGCGATGCCTGCTACTACCTGCCCTGGTGGTATTACACCGGCGCGGTGCAGGCGGGAACGCAGATACCCCTCGGACCTTCGGTGAAAACGCCGAGGATGCGGCGGTTGCGGAAGTCGGTGGTGGCCCGCGTGGTGAGCAGCCAAGTGGACTATTGGGGCGGCACAGCGCTCATAAACACGAACGACGGCGTGCTCGGCATCATGGCGATCTGCGTGCGCGCGGGGCCGGGAGCCATCAGCCCGCCCGCTTCGAGTTACGTCGAGACGGATGGCAGCCAGTTCGTGCCAGGCCAGCCGCCCACCGACGTGAACCTGAAGACGCTCAACCAGAATATCAACTTCGCCCGGCTGCGCCCCGAGGCGTTCCTGAGCAGCGGCAAAGTGAACGGCGATGCTGTTCCGCTGCCCACGAGCCCCTCCGATGGATATGCCTATAACCGCGCCGAGCTGCTCTATCTCACCATCCTCAATGACACCGGGATCGCAACCGGACTCAGCTTCAATCACTCCTTGCGGGACATCCTGTTTTACACCGACGCGCAGTTGGGCATCGTGACTTCCCGGATTGATTACTTCAGCGAAGGCAATCCCGCCACAACAACGAACGGCGTGTTTTCAATTCTCACGCTCGCTTTCCGCAAGGCGGAGACGCTGCTTTCTGGCGTGAGCATCATTCCCATCGTCGGGCAAGCCACGCCCGCGCCGCCGGGCGACGTAAACCTGATCCCGAACGGCGCGATGGAGATATGGTCGCACCTGCTCACGGCGGGCGTGCAGATGGTCGGCCTGCCGGATTTGTGGAGCTACGACCAGAACACCCAGGACGGCTACCCCACGCAGCAGCCGGGACTGGAAGGCGCTTACGCCCTGGGATTGAATATAGGGGACGCGCACGGCGCGCCGAGCACGCAGTACATGACCTGCCTGTCGTATCCCGTGGCGATCTTCCCCGGCGGGACGTATTACTTCTCGATCCTGGCCAGGGCGAATCCGGCGATCAGCGCGGGCTTCCGCGTGCGCCTGCATTTCCGCGACGCCAATTTCGATAACGATGTCTACGTGACGCTGATCAACCGCATCGGACTCACGACCACGAAGCAGAAGTTCGAGTCGCGCCTCGTGATGCCCCTCCAGGGCGATCTCAACATGCAGACGGGCAAGTGGGGCTCGCTCACCATTGTGGGCGGGCCGCTGGGTTACGATCCCGCCTACGTGTTCCTGGAGCTGGGGAACTATCAGCCGAACATCTCCTCGACCGTGATCGCGGATTCCGCCACGCTGAAGAACATGGGCGAGACTTCGAACCAGCCGGGCGCGGTGGCCGTGCGCCCCACGTCGAACATGCTGACGGCCACTGATGCGGGAACCTCGGCCACCGTCAACGTGGCGGCATTCACGCTGCGCGTGGCGGGCCAGGCGGATGTGAGCTACAGCCTTGGGTCGATCTCCTCACTGACTTTCAACACGCTGTACTTCATCTACTGCGACGACCCGACGCTGCGTGGCGGCGCGCAGACCTATAATGCCACCGTTACGAAAGAAGAGGCCCTGAACGGTGTGGGGCGAATCTTTCTGGGATCAATTCTGACGCCAGCGGCCACGCTGCCGAATACGACTGGGAACAACGATGGCGGGGCTGGAGCGCAAACCGGATTCTCTTTCTCAACTCTCCCGACCCAATATGCACACCTTGAGGCTGCCCATGCAACTTGGCCGGAGAGGAGTTACGACAATATATTGGCTACATATGCACTTCTGACGATTCAGAATGGCGCGCCGGTGGGGTTAGATGTGTTTGGCTACCCCAACTCGCCCTTCGGTGGTTCTCGGGTAAAACTCAGGATTTACTCAAAGTTCGTTCATCAGAACACCGCTCAGGGCATCATCCGCTACAGCAAAGACGGACGTGCAACCTGGACTGATGTGCGAAATAGTGTCGCAGATTGGGACGCTTCGGTAACACCGGACGAGATTGACGTGAGCGGAACACCCTTGGGATCGCTGGCAGTGGAAGCTTACGGTTACCAGAATAGCAGCGGCGTGTCATATCTGTATTTGTATGAAGTGCCAGCCATGGTGAGTGCGTGAACCAGGAGGAATTTAGATGGCAGAGCAACAGACGGTACTGACGGTTCTGGGCATGGCGGTGGCGGTGACAGACACACCACTGCAAGGTGATTGTCCAGCGCGAGAGATCACTGCCCAGGCGGGGCAGATGGTGGTGCGTCTGCGGCATACCTTTGGCGCGGCGGATGGTCCGCGGCCCCAGGTGACCGTCGAGCAATTGCAGGCCGACCTCGATGCGGCACGGCAACGAGCCGCCACCGAAGCCGCTTGGCGTGAGGACATACGGGTGAAGCTGGAGCAGGTGACATGAGCAATCCGAAGATCATCTACCCGACGCAGCCCAGCATCCCCGATCCCCCGGCAGTAGATTGGGTGGCGGGGGGAACGTTCGCGCAGACGACGTACTATTTCCGCGTGACCTACAGCACGCCCTACGGCGAGTCGCTGCCCTCGATTGAATTCAGCGCTGTCGTTCCCGCCAACAATCTCCCCCGCGTGGCTTCTCCCGCCGAGCCCGCTGCACCCACGGTGGCCACGGGCTGGAATGTCTATGCCAGTACTGCTCCAGGAACGGAGACCCGGCAGAACGCCGCAGCCATCGCTATCGGAACATCCTGGACGATGCCCGCAAGCGGCCTGATCGCCGGTTCCGCACTGCCGACAACCTGGGGGGCCACGCTCAGTTTCATCGTTGCCCCCCGGTTTGTCCCCCACAGTTCGAAGCGTGCCGTGCGGTCGGACACCTACTCGACGG